CCTGAAGGCGTGCTCTACGTGCAGGTTCCGGTGCAGGAGTTCAAAAATCTGAGACAGCGCTTTAGCGGCGATTTGGGCGCCTGGATGGCCAGCGGCAGCGTGGTGAAGGAAGTGGAGTTTGTGACGCTGGAGGAGTTGAAGTGAATCAGCCTTCAGCAGTCAGCACTCAGCACTCAGCCGGAGATGTTCCACGTGGAATTGCTCCCCGTGGAACATTGAGGCGCAGGTCTGAGACGTGCTGCGCGTGCCATGAGCGCCCACGGAGGAAAGGCCAGCGGACATGTCTTGAATGCCACGCGGAGAGCATGAGGGAGTATCGCAAGACCGAAAAAGAACGCATTGCGCAGCTGGAGGCGCAAGTTCGGGAGATGGGGAGATGCAACACACATTTGGCGCAGTGATGACGTTTGACGAGATCGGCTCGCGGCTGGGCATCAGCCATGCAGCGGCGCAACAGGCATACAAGCGCGGGCTGAGGAAGCTGAAAAGGCTGGAAGAGGTAAGACGAATGCGCGAGCTTGCGGGCGAGCTGCAGCGCGTCTCCGGAGACAGAACGGTTTGGCCTGACATGGATGGAGTGGAATGAAAGCGCAAATCGAAACCGTGAGCATGCAGGAGTGGCCGGTAACCGGACGATCAATAACGAGATTCAGGGCGATTTACCGTGCGTGTTACAGGCTCCTGGCCCAGCCAGATAGAGTCCATCGCGTGCAGTTGGCCGATGTGACTCCTGCTGAGGCTTCAAAGAAAGCGCACTGGTTTTTCAGAAATCATAAAGCGTTCCGAATTGTCACGGCGACAGAAGATGGCTGGTTTTACATGCGGAGGGCAGCATGACGAGAGGACAAATTGCCCAGAAGCTGGGCGACACGGCCGATGAGCTTGTAGGCGCGATGCATTCAACCGGAATCCTGTACACGGAAGCGGTGCGGGAGTTCAAAAAGCGTTTTATCGAAAAAGTGCTGAAAGCGAACGGAGGCAATTGCTGCCATGCGGCGCGTGAACTGCGGATGCACCGTAATTCGCTGAGCAGGACCATGGCTGAACTGGGGATTGACCCGAACGACTTTCGGGCAACTTGTCGACGTAAGCCAATGCGTCGTTTCAACGATGGGTTTGGCACCAAAGGCATGGCAGCGAGGGCATAAGTTTGACCGTCACCAATGTGAGCGCGGATTTCCTGAAGCGGACGCAAGTGATGCTGAAGCACATGCGTCAGCGCTTTGGGAACATTCTGCCGTTTGAGTTGGATGAGTTCCGCGCCTGGCTGCTGGAGCAGTTTGAAGGAGCGGAGGCGAAAGCGATTAGGTGCCCGTATTGCCGTCGCGTGTTTATCACGGTTTTTACCTGTGTGATTGATCACAAGCAACCGGCCAGCCGCGGCGGCGCGCTGGGAACGGACAACCTGTGCGCCTGCTGCCAGAAATGCAATGACCTGAAAGGCGCGCTGGGAGCGGAAGCATTTGAAAAGCTCTGCCGGTACCTGGACGCGATTGATCCGCTGGACGCGAAAGAGATCCGGGAGCGGCTGGAGAGCAGCTACAAAGCCAAAGCGTCATTGGCGCGGATGCACAGAGAACGGAACCGCGGCAGAGTGCAGATCAGGCCGCATGGATGGGCGAGATGAGCCACCACTTCACCAGCAACACAATCTCCACGTCGAGATGGTGCAACGAGTGCAAGCGGCAGACGCAGCACAGCGTGAGCTCGAACCGCCTGGGACGGTGCATGGAGCATGGCGGCGGAGCGATAGAAGCTCCACAGGCATTGCTGTTGAGTCCGAACTCGGTGGAGATTCCGGCGCCATGCCAGTGCAGCAAGTATCCGTTTGCGCACTATCACGAGGACAACTCAGACATGGCGAGGCGCGGCAGATGGGAAGCCGCAAAGCGAGGGAGACTGTGAGGGCAATTTCACTTTGGCAACCATGGGCAGACTTGGTAGCCAGGGAGCTGAAGGAATACGAGACGCGGCATTGGCCTTGCCAGCAGTTTGGGCCTATCGCGATTCATGCTGCCAAGCGCAAGTTTCGTGATGAAGAGATGAGCCGCGAAGCACGCACTCAGATGCTCATGGATGAGGTGGATCCTTTCCAACTCAAGTATGGCGTTATTGTCTGCATTGCTGAGATCGTATCCTGCCAAAGCGTTGAATCTATCCGCGAGCGGTTATCTCCACGCGAGCTTTTATATGGCAATTACGAAGACGGCCGTTTTGCATGGCGGATTGCAAATGTGCAGCGGCTTAAAAAGCCCATTGAGGTTACAGGTCACCAAGGGTTTTTCTTCTGGAAGGAAGCTAGGACGGCTCTCGCGGAGGCTGGACTGTGATCACCATCCAGGGCGATTACGCCGTCACCGAGTTCAAGGCCTTTGATCTGAATGAGTACTCGCGCTTTCTTGACCTGAAGCGCTTGCCAGCTCCGGAGCTGAATCTGAGCTATGACTGGCGCAATGACACCTACACGGTGAAGTTTCCGGCGCGGTATGCCGAGCAACTGGGGATCAAGGTAAAGCAGGACACACAGCTGCTGCCGATGCCGCAGAGCCTTTGGGATTACCAGCGTTACTTTACGGCATGGGCCCTGAAGCGCAAGCGAGCGGCTTTCTTCTGGGATTGCGGGCTGGGAAAAACCAGAGCATTCCTGGAGTTCGCATTTCAGGCGATGTACCTGACCAAGCGGAAAGCGCTGATCATGAGCATCGCTGGTAACCTTGTAAACCAGACCATAAGAGAGTGTGAGCGCTTCTATCGCTCTGACCTGCCGATCCTGCGAATCGATACGCGCGAGCAGCTAATTGCCTGGCTGCAAAAGCCGGGCGCGGAACTGGCCATCACTAACTATGAAAAGTTTATCCCTGGGCAGATACCTGAGCTGCGCAACCTGGGCGCGCTGATCCTGGATGAAAGCTCAATCCTGAAAACGGGCGGCGGAAAGATCAAGTGGAACCTGATTCACTCAGCCAAAGGGATTGAATACAAGCTGAGCAACACGGCCACTCCGGCGCCGAATGAAGTGATGGAGTATGCCAGCCAGGCGAGCTTTCTGGAGACGATCAGGACAGAAGGCGATGTGATCTGGACCTACTTCAAAAAGAACGATGACGGCACATGGCGGCTGATCAAGCATGCGGAGAAAGCCTTTTATACGTTTCTGGCGAGCTGGAGCGTGTTTATGCGGTCGCCGGCGGCGTATGGCTTTAAAGACAACGTGAGGCTGGTACCGCAGCCGGAATACTTTATCCACAACGTTCCTGCCACCGCGGCGCAGTTGGATGAGGCACAGAGATATCGGTTCCAGATTGGCGCGGGCCTGATTGGCAATGAGCGTATGGGAGTGAAAGAACGGCTGAAACTCAGCCAGATTGCGAAAGGGTTTATTTATGAAAAGCAGCTTGGAGAAAATGACAGAGCAGTACGAGGCGAACTTAACGCAGCAACCGAAGTTGCTGGTAACGATCGAAGTGAAGCAAATGAAGGACGGGAATCTCGACATCGGATTCACAACAACAAACGAGATAACACTTGCGGAACTGCCTGCTCTGTTCAAGAAGGTGGGAAGCGGTCTTATAGAGGCGGCGGACTCACCGATGTACGCAGAATCACATCTGCCAAACCCCGGTTCATCGCCGAACTGATATCTCAGGAAGTTGCGGCCGGCCGTCAGGTGCTTGTGTGGACTGTATTTGATGAAGAGGGCGAGATCCTGAGCAAAGCCATACCTGAAATCGCGCATGAACTCTTGAGCGGCAAAACCAAGCCGCGGGACCGTGAGCGGATCATCGACAACTTTCAATCGGGCAAATTGCCGGTGCTGATCAGCAAGGCGGAACTGCTGGGCTATGGGATGAACCTGCAGCAGGGATCGGCCATGATCTTCAGCGGCTGGAATGACAGCTTTGAGCAGTGGTATCAGGCGATCCGGCGGATGGTGCGTTACGGCCAAACCAAACGCGTGAGGGTGCACGTCCCGATGATTGAAGGGCTGGAAGATGCGCAGCTTGAGAACGTCCAAGCGAAGGCCCAGGCATATGAAGAGCAGGCAGCGCTGCAGGAACAAGCGTACAGAGAAGCGTTGGAGGGGATGATTGCCTAAGAGGACAATTTACGCCGCGGACCTGTTCTGTGGCGCGGGGGGAACAAGTACAGGATTGCGCGCGGCCTGCACGGCCATGGGCTTTGATCTGGATCTGGTAGCTGTTAATCATTGGCCGGTTGCGATCGCGTCGCATGAGGCGAACCATCCTTACGCGAAGCATGAATGCGCGTCACTGGATCAGATAGATCCCCGCAAGCTGGTGCCAGGCGGAAGGCTCAACCTGTTGGTGGCGTCGCCTGAGTGCAC